TCTATTGGTTCATTCAGGTATTTACCCTCTTTGTCCTGTGCATAGACATAATTATCAAGCTCTTTCTTGAGGTTGGTTGATCGTTTTGTAATCTTGATCTTATATTCTTTCATCTTGGTAAGCCCTGCCTTTATTGATCCTGCCCCTTTCTCAACGGCATGGATGTTTACGCCAGCGTTGTAGATTTCGTCTATCAACCTGGGATCTGCACTTTCGGAAATGATTTTTTCATTCGAACATTCATCTTTCAGAACTTTGATGATATCGTTTGTCAACATTCGAGTCCGGTAACAAAGCTCATCCAGATAAAGGATATCCTCAAAAATGTAAACCGCAACTATGGCGGTGGGATCTGAACTGTATCCTAAATCCTGACCAATACGCTTCCAATGCACGTGAAATGGAATACTCTCTACAATTTCGTAGCTGTCGAAAATACGCCCCTCAATGACCGCACGCTGGCCAAGGCCATAAACCGTCCAAAGCGATTTGTTTTTATCCCGGAGCTTTTCAATATCATCGATGATCTTCTGTTCTAAGAAGGGATTGTCCTTGTAAGTCGAAATGAAATGATAAGTATCTTTATCCTGGTTCTCCGTTTCGATCCAGTGATCTTCTGAGAATGAGGGGTTATAATCGATAATTGAAAACTGGGTAGTTCTCATTTTCAATTGCTGCCATTCGAGAAGCGTTATTTCATTGGCCTCATTGACAAACAGGATGTGCCTCTTACGCCCTCTGATCTTTTGCTCGTTGTCAGTTGAAAAGAATTCAACCCAAGATCCGTTTGGAAATTTATAGATTAGTTCGGTTTTATTGAAATCCTTATCCTGCCATACTCCAAGCTTGTAAAGGATCTCTTTGAAATCGATAAGAACGGAGCCTTTGATAGCAGGGAGCGTTTTACGCACTATCGACAGCCGGGTATTAGCGTGTTGAAGCAGATAAGCAATCAGGAAGATTAGAACGTTGTATGTCTTTGCTGAACGTGACGAACCCTGAAGGCTGATTATCGTTTTATCTTCGTCAATCCCTTGGGTCAATCCGTTCCAAACTTTCTCCGCTACCTGGATCATTCTTTTTTCACTTTGTCAGCACTATTGATAATTTCGATTGTGATTGATGGGATCAGGTCTCTTCCATCTTTGCCGGTTAACTCCTTTTTGATTGCGGCATTGAAGCCTAAAATGTTTGCAAGAGAGTCAAGACTTTTCTGTTTGTCGTATAATTTGACTTTTAACGACTCTCCGAACATACTTGGTTTTGTGGTCACCTCCTGAATACATGCTTTTTCATCATCGGTCAACATTTCGAACTCAGTTGGAGAAAACCACCCATCGCGCATTTTCCCGGTGTTCAGAAAAGCAATTTTTTCATGTTCCTTGACAATTCTAAGTGCCGAAATCCCGGATAATTCTGCCAGGTTATCTTGCTTTTCCTTGATTCTTTTTGCGATCTTTGGTTTCTTAAGGTTTTCAGCACCAATCTGAAAGGCTGTTTTTGCACTGTATCCTGCTCTTGTAGCCGCTTTAGTTGCATTAAAATCAAGACAGTACTCTTGACAGAACCTTTCCTCTTTCGCGGTTAGTTTTCTGTCTGCGTCACCTGGTCTATTTTGCTGTACTTTCGGCATTTGATTGTTTTATTCTCACAAAAATAATATTAGTGCGCTTAATAAGAACATTATTTGAATAAAAAAAATAATTAAGCAGCTTTTTTGTATTTATTTATTATGGCCTTGACCGCATCCATCAAAGAGTCTTGTCCTTCAGCCTTTCCCTCAAGTGATAAAAACACTTTCTGATCGATGGTGGACACTGTAAGCAGGTGGTAAACGATGACCGGTTTAATCTGCCCCTGACGATCCAAACGGGCATTGGCCTGTTGGTACAACTCAAGACTCCAATTGACTCCAAACCAAACGATGATATTACCTCCTGCTTGTAAGTTCAGCCCATGACCGGCACTGGCAGGATGGGCAAGAAGTAACTGGATCTTTCCTGCATTCCAATCAGCAATATCCGCGGAGTTCTCAAGCATCCGGGGCTTATAACCTTTAAATCTCTTTTGGATACGTGCAAGATCGTGCTTGAAGGAATAGAACACCAACACTGGCTGACCATTGGCAGCTTCAACAATTTCTTCAAGGGCCTCAAGTTTTTCATCATGTACAACATGGTAGTTTTTCTCAGCATCATAAATAGCTCCATTGGCAAACTGCCTTAACTTCGTTGAAAGTGCTGCAGCATTCACCGCTGAAACATCAGCATCAGAATCGATGATTGCAAGGACCTGTTCCTTTTCGAAAGTATCGTACTTCTCCTGAATAGCTTTTGGAAGTTTTACTTCATGCGTGATATTTATTCTTTCCGGAAGATCCAGGTAATCTTTTGTTTTCATCGAAATACAGATATCTCCAATCTTATCATAAATAACCTTGTCCATCTCATTTTTCAAATCATAATTAAAAACTACCTGGCCGTTTCGTTTACCGGGGGTGAAATACCTTTCACGATAGTTAGTAATTGTTTTGCCTAAACGTGCCCCCTGGTCCAAGATGTACATTTGGCTCCACAAATCAATCAAACCATTGGGCGCAATCGTGCCGGTCAATCCAACTACACGCTTAATCATAGGCCGTACCATTCTCAGAGATTTGAATCTTATGGATTTTGCACTCTTGAAACTGGATAATTCATCGATAACTAAAAAATCGAAAGGAAAAGCACTTTGATAGTATCCCACCAACCAAGCAACGTTTTCCCTGTTGATAATGTAAATATCGGCTTTGACTTTTAAAGCCTCTTTGCGCTCACGCTCGGTACCAAGGACAATAGATGTCCGCAGGGATTTAAGATGATCCCACTTTGCAATTTCATCCGTCCAGGTCGACTCCGCTACACGCTTAGGCGCAATGATCAGAACCTTGCTAATTTCGCAATAATCAAACATCAACTTGTTAATCGCGGTAAGAGTTGAAATCGTTTTCCCTAAACCCATTTCTAACAATAACGCTGATTCAGGGTTGTTTATGATGTGCTCTACTGAAAACCTTTGGTATTCGTGGAGGTTACTTTCATTCAAAATTTTTACTGGCATCGTATTGTTCGTTTTTATGCCATTCGGCATGTTTACCTTGTGAAGAAAAAATCATTAAGTTAAGCGGGCTATTGTCTCTTTTATCCTGATTTATGTGATGTACTACCTCCCCCTTTTCCAAAGGTCTACCAAGCATTTTTTCGGCAACAATTCTGTGCGAATGCCTGCTAAAGGTTTTCGAGTAGGTTTTACCTTCTCCTTTTCCTAAATTTACTTCTCTTAACTTTGCCCTGGTTTCGATAGTCATTCTATCCGGATTAAGATTTTCGTTTAAATCCGTCATTTTGGAGCTTAAATAACCCTTCGAACATTTTCGACTGCAAAACACATGCTCAAGCATCTGACTTTGACATCGGGTAACCCCTTTACCACAATTCTCACATGGTTTTGATATTTGTTTTCTTGGCCCTTTTGCACAATTTCGACTGCAAAAATTAAGGTCTGTTAATTTGTCGGGTCTTTTGTCGAACTCTATCCCGCATTTATCACATGTTATTTTCATTTGATGATTTATAAAAGTTCATTTAAGAATTGGTCTAAGGTTTCCTGTGAATCAATCACCGCTGTTTTGAACCCTAATACTGCCAACATCTCAAGGGATTTTATTTGCAGGGCTGTTGGTTTTTTTCCTGTTGACTTTAGCTCCACAAAACCTGCTTGGCCTCCTGGCATTAAAACAATCCTATCCGGCAGTCCTGTGTGATACGATGTCCCAAATTTCAGCGCTATTCCACCCAACTTTTTAACTCCCTCTCTTAACTTCTTCTCAAGTAATTTCTCGTTCATGTCTTTAATCTTATTTTTGCCCTTGTATACACGAACACATCAAAATGTTGTTTTTCCTACGTGTATATGCGTTTAGGCGGATTCGTGTATTATGTATGCTTATTTTCCTCTATAATTAATAAATATAAAAGATAGAGTAATTGGTGTATACCGTGTATACTTTTGCCCCTTAGTCCTTTGTTTTCAGGGGTTCCAATGGTATACACTAATTTAATCTCGTGTATACCTCGTGTATACCGTGTAGACTACTGCCTTTTTTCTCGTGTATACCATTTTGGCCGATTTCTACCCTTTTGTATACACGCTGACGGCCATATCCTTTCACTATTACCGGGAATTTATACTCTTCCCACCCTTCAATACTTCGCATAATAGTGTGCAGATCCTTGGTGTTATATTTGTTCATGTCTGCCTTCTGTTTGCCAAATAATTCAACCCACAGCTCCGCTACACATATCCTTTGACGCTGTACGGTTCCTTTCTCTGAGAGCTCATCACCATCCATAAAACTTCTACGTTGGAAGTAATCCAACCCATCCCAATTCGTAGGTAAAAGGGTATCCAGATAGCCCGTGATAATACCGGTCCTGTCATCCGTTTCAGAGTGCTCAGCCTGTTTAGCGTATGCCATTTGTTCCAATTCAGGAGTCAGGTAAAGAGTTTCTCCCGCCTTAAATAACTTCACTGCTTCAGCCCAAATTTGGTCAACTTCGTATTGATCCAAGTCTTTAAATACGCTTTTTGCAGGGCTTGATTCATCAATATTCACTGGCCAAAACCTTCTGTTCCCTGTTGGATCTCTCAGGAAGTCCTTATTATTTGTGGTGGCAAAGAACACGCATTGCCTTGGGAAGTTATCGATTCTCCGACCATAGGCTACCCGGTAACGGTCTTCACCTTTTGAGATGAAGTGTTTGATCGTTTCCATTTCAGCTTTCTTAAGACCGGCTAATTCTGCCATTTCCAAGAGCCAAACGCCTTGTATTTGTTCGAAAGCTTCCTTGCCTTGGACTGTACCGAATGAATCACTATACCAATTACCTCCAAGCTTTTTAATGATGGTACTTTTACCTTTCCCCTGATCACCTACAAGGACCAGCACATAATCGAATTTACACCCGGGTCTGAAGATTCGCGCTACAGCTGCAACCAACATCTTTCTGGTAACGGCTTTTACATATTCGCTGTCTTCAGCTCCAAGGTAATCAATCAATAAACTCTCAATCCTTTCTTCACCATCCCACACAGCGGAATTCAGGTAATCCCTTACCGGATGGAAAGCATTCTTATCAACAGTCAGGGCAACCGCATCCTGCACCTTCTGAATTCCGGTTAACTCATAAGCCTTTTCAAGATAATGCCTGATTCCTGCATCATCCTTATCAGCCAGGTAGTAATCCTTTGCACCAACTTTACGCCAAGGGAGATCCCCCAGAGCAACTTCGCGCTGTTCGAATTTATTAAGAGCAAGTTTCTTTTTAAGTCTCGGGTCGTTGTCAAGTACAATCCGGATATTGTCAATGGTATTTTTGTAATTACCTTTTTTATCAGTATCCATCAGTTCCAACCAATCGGTGTCCGGTTCTTCTTCATCGTCATCACCTTTGAATTCAGTGGCAAAGTCACCTTTAATCTCCTGCAGGCGTTCAGTTCCTAAACGCTTCCGGACCTTACCGTCTTTTGTTGCACAGTCAACCATTGCCATAAAGGAAGGTAGCTTATTGCTTGGTGTTCCTTCCCGGACATCTTCGTCTTTCAGCCCGTACAGGTGCAACCTGACAAGGTCAAAAGCATTGCACAGTTTACCACTGGCAGGATCGGTACCATGATGAGAGAAAGCGTATTTGTCATCATACACAACCAATCCTGCAGCTGTGGATCCTTCCTTATAAGTATAGCGGTCTTCGATGTCGCAAGGGTCGTACTGTTCACCTAAGAAGGTTTCAATGGCCTCGTGGATATTGTACTCTCTGCAGAAGGCACCAACAACACCGGGTTTCTCCAAAGGATCTCCCTGCTTTTTAATTTCACGCTGCAGCACCTCACCGGCACGATCCGACACTGGCCATTCGCTTGCATCCTGCCAATTCTTATAAGAGGCTAAAACCTTGTCAGCATCAAGCCACGGTCCGTCCTGATATTGGAAAACATACTCCCCATCCTTCGAAGTGGAAGGCCAATACATCAGCCTACTTGGTTCGTAAGTAGTATCATCAAAAGTGTTTATATCCAAATCACCTGCTATTCGTCTGGCAATGGCAATATATTCGTCTGTTGATACGGGCCTGTCAAGAGGCAGGATAAGGCGCAAACGTGGGCTTTCAGGCATATGCTTATGGGTGGAGTACACAGCCGCGGCATTGTCGTACAACATCGTGAAGTCATCCCAAGTCTGCCCCTGTCCGGTTGCAAAGTCAATGTCAAGGGTGATCAATTGTCTGTGAGTGATGTTCTCAGCTTTACGCCTGCCATTATTCACGTAACCTCCAACGAAGCCGCCAATGTCTTTACGTTCATCCTGCAGCGTCTTTTTGAAACCCATGTACTCACTCAGGGTCTCAGCTGTCCTGTGCGTTTCTGATATCTTTCTCACAAAAGCGGACCAGGTAGTTTCCCTGTTGCGCCAGTGCGTTTCCTTTCGGCTCTTTCCTGTTGCTATATCGAAAGGTCCATCATTAACAATTATAATTTCTTTAGTCATTTCTTAGAAGGTTTTATGCTGCTATTTCCATTTCAACCAGTTTCCAGACAAGGGCTTCACACATTACTTTTGCCATTGTTGTCTCAACTGCATTCCCGATATATTTCTTTTGTTCTGCCTTGGTACCAATTAGTTTATAGGTGACAGGGAAACCCATGATTTGAAGAAGTTCCGGGATCTTGAGCATTCTCATTTTGATATCCCGAATTCCGTACAAGGCCATGAATTCTTTTATTGCGACCATTGCAGGGCTATCACTCTCATAAATTTCATAGGTGACTACATTACCCGATATTTTGATGAAGTCAGGCAGATCTGTTGTTTCGGTCTCAACGTTGATAATACTTGGAGGCGCTTTGTCCATCCGGGCAATCAGGGTGAAGCAAGGATCGTTTAAGCCTCTGCCTGCATTCTTGTACTGAGGATTTACCAGGTATTGCCACTTTGGAGTAACAAGGTTTTGCTTTGGTACTGACATCAGAGTGGAGCAAGGATCTTCCAAATCCGACAGCTGGCCACCACCTGAGTAAGAATTAGCAATAAAGGATTTACAGCTTACAAGATTGTACTTCGGATTTGCTGTAATTGTGCCAAGTGGTTTATCGATCGTAGCTGGTTGAGAATTCCCAAATTGCTGGTCAATGAACTGAGGCTTAACCAAAGCATATTTATCCTTGGTCAAAAGCGTTGGGCAAGGTTCATTTAATCCGGTTGCACCACTCCGGTACTGGTAGTTCAGAAGATAAACAGGTCTTACAACTGCGAGACGGTCCTTTGTGCTGAGCGTTGGAGCAGGCAAATGGATGGATGAAACGTTGTCACCATTACCGTAGTAAGCTGAAATGAAGTCCGTAGTTATTAACGAATGATGATCTTTAGGAGTGATTGTGTGAGCTGGGTCATCCATACTAATATTTTTACTTTCTGGATGTCCTGAATAATATTTACTCAAGAAAGCATCTTTTCCACCTGCAACAAACTTAACAAGGCCAGCGTGTATTCGCCAGTCAGTTGCTTCAACTAATGGCTTTTTGCGGCCAAAAATCGACCTTCCAACATCAGCCAATTCGAGCACGTCTTTAACGGCTTTCCATTTCTTCAGTCCGTTTGTTGGGTTTTTTGCATGAGTTGGTTCAGGAAAAACAATAGGTAGACCGATCTTTGCAAACACTCCAAAAAACCTTTTTCTGCTTGTGTAGGCTCC